CTAATGCAAAACCATTACTTGCTGCTCCTACTGGTGTACCTGACGCATCAAGGTAAACCGTTTTTGCTGCAGGCATTGTACAAAATACATCTAAATTTCCGCCTGTAAAACTAATTTTAGATGTGCTGCCTGAAGAGTTATTTATAACCGTTGTTCTCTCCAGAGTCGTAGAACCTGATAAAGTTCCAAGTCCAATTTCAAACGTGTTTGTGCCTTGTTCAAAAATACAATAGTAAGTCGTGTTACCTGTTCCGATACCACTATTAAAAGTTACGTTACCTTGTCCAGCTGAAACACCCGCGAGTGTGATGTTACCTGTACCAGAAGTTGTACTGTTTTCTTTTACTCTGTCATTTATAACCAAAGCCATTTATTCTCCTATTACGACGTTATACTAATAAGCGAATCTGTTCCAGCTGGTGTACCTGAACTTGTACTTGGGAACGTGATTGTAAATGTTCCGTTTGAACAAGATTTTGTTCCACCAAAATCTAAAACAACGACCAACTTATCAGAATCTGAACTGTTATATATAACTCCATAAGCTGCACCAAAAGTTGCTGATGTCCATTGCGATTGAGCAAAAGTCAAAGTTGCAACATTTGTTTGGTTAGCAACAACAGGACTTCCTAAAGTATTTCCACCAGTTGTATACCCAGTTCCACTAACTTGGTTAGCTGTTCCTGAAGTATATTGAGTGCTGTTTACAGTATAAGGTGCTCCTGACCCTGCACTGTACAACGCTATTTTAATAGTGTCGTTTATGAAATCGTGGTTTCCTTTTAACAATTCTTGTGCGAATGAGTAAGGTACTACGTTTGCCATTTTTATTTTCTCCTATTTATTTTCCATAACTTGATGGTGGTTTGACGTTGAGTTGAGCCCGAACTTCACCATCTTGATATTCGTCTCTGCGTCTGTTCCCGATTTGCTCGAGAGCATACGATTCTAAAGCTTCATTATAAGCAGCTTGGTAGTATTGTAACATATCCTGCGGTCCTTTCAAGTACCCAAATGTATTTACCAAGCAAGCATTTAACAGAAGATCTGAATATTTATTTGACAAATATGTGCCACTTGTATCTGTCGTAATTGTTGGTGGCTCTTTGTCATAAGCCAATGTAATTTCATAAGTTCTATCAGGTGTTGGGGCCACCACCCAAAACTCTTCGTCCCAATTTGCATAATATTTTGGTATATCTACAGCTGAAGTTCCAGGTGTAGAATAGTATTCTGCCATAAAACTAGTGTCTCTTTGCTCTAAAAAAAATTGTTCATTATCAGAGTTTTTAAGTTGCACATATCTAATAAATCTTAAATCTGCTGGTATAGTTACATATCTATTACCAATAATTAAATTTGATGTAGCATAAAATACACTTTGATCAGTATCAATTGCTCTATGAATTTTTAATTCAGCATTTTTTATAATTCTTTCTAATATAGTGTCAGACAAAACATTACTACCTACTTCTGTGTAGTTTCTAATATCAGTTCTTAAATTATCTAAAGTGTATGCCATTATCCGTTTACAACTCCTAATGTTACTGGTCCTGCCGAACAGTTTTCTCCACCACCTGATATACCACCTGATGTAGCATTGCTAGTACTAGTTATATAAAAATAATTTATTGGATCTGTCAGAGGATCGGATGTTGTTGCACCTGTAACAGTTCCCGAAGAATCTATTTGTCCTAATGCAATTGTAAAACCAGATGTATTGTTTAAATCACTGACGTTGTCAAACGTAGGTATAGTTGCAAAAGCTTGTAAATTTTTACGGTCAGCTGGTATTGGAAACACACCTCCTGGTCCAGCAGAAGTAACAACAGGTGGTCCTCTAAATCTTACAATAGAACCAGCTGCTCTTTGATGATCTTGTGAAAAAACATTTACATAAGTTGTTCCACTATAAATTACAGATGTAAAAGGATTGTTACCTAAAAGTATTAAACTTGTTTTTGATTCTGGTTGTGGTCTTGGATTATATAAAGCTTGTGGATCAGAACCAACTGGTTTTGGTTGAAGTTGTGGTTGCTTTGCTTCAAACTCTGAATAATGAACTAAAGACCCATTCCATTCTCTAACCATTTCATCATACGGAAAAGCCATTCCTGATCTATCAGAAATTGCTAGAGCGTATTTACCTGATGCATACTTACCCATTATACTCCATCTCCATAAAATGTTTGTGGTGAAATGAAAGTAGATGTGCCTTGATTGTCTGCATCAAGTGCTCTTAATAATTCACTTTCATATCTTCTTTCCAACTCTTGACTCATAGTTGGTGAATATTTTTGACTTAAATAATATGCAAGTCCTGACATCATACAAGGATAGAATCTGTTAACTATATCTGATGTATAATTGTAAGAACCAGCGTCTTGAATTTTTGCTAAATAATAAAAACAAAATTGAAAATTACTTGGTGTTGTTGTGCTTGATACACTTGAACTTGGTGTTGTATATAAAAACACACTTGGATTTAATTTTCTTTCTACATAATATTGTGATGGTGTGCCTTTAGCTAATTTATTTGGTGTTGCTGAATATGCAGATCTATCTATTTTAGTTAAAGCAATATCTGCTGGTGCAGTTGCATCAGAGTTATTTCTGTAATAAGCTTCTAATATTGAGTCCACATCTTTTGGAAAATTTTCTGAATCTGTTGCAAAACTATATTCTGCTTGTCCTTCTACTAAAGGTACTTTGGCAAGTTTAACTTTCCAAAGATGAACACCTCTGTTTGCCCATTCTTGAAACATTATATTTAAAGAACGTCTTGCAGATCTTAATTGATATCCTGTTCTAGTTCCTTGAACTCCAGTTCTTTCAAAAGCTTCTTCTATAATTTCATCTATTTGTGGATTAAATTCTGCTTCACCTGAAGTAGGTGAAATAGTCTGTGCAGCATTACCCATACCTGAGTGAGCTGTGCAATAATAAAATAATACAGGTGCACCAGTTTTTTTAACAGGGGCAACAACAATGGTTGTATTAGCTCCAGCTGATCCTGGTCCGCTTGCTCCAGCATTTACTGTTACACCAGTTGTATAAGCTGCAGTCGGTGAATTATTTGGATTTGTAGAAAAAGCTAAATAGTGTGTTGAGTTCGTTGAATCAGACTGATCAAATATATAAGTATTACCTTCTTGTAAATAAAGGACAGGACTTACCTCACCGTTAATATAGAATTTATTACCGGTTCCATACTGGTTAGTGCCACTTGCTACAGTGACTGTATAAGTAATTGTAGCCACTTTTGACTCCTAGCCGAACGTAAATGTTACTTTATCAACATTCGTTAACGTTGCGTGACAATCAGTTTCAAATCTAATTCCATCACCCGGAATATTAATTTGATATGCAACTTCTTGTCCAGCTGTAGATGCACCTAAAGGTGTATCGTAAGTAGCTTTAGTTGTTCCACCAGAGCCACCATCTTTTAAGACAATTGTTCCTGCAGTTGTGTCTGCAACGAAATAAATAGCTAACAATCTGCAAGGTCCTGCAGATACAGTGTTAGTTGCAGTTAATCTTGTTGTTTGTACATTTGAAACATATGTTCCCATTGATTTCTCCTTAAAATTTATGTGTGGGCCGAAGCCCACACTAAATTAATTATTATAACGCAGTTAAATTATTGTTTTGTACATATTCAACAACGATTCTTGCTTTACCTGCAGTTGCAGAGTTAGCAGTTGTAATACCATAAAGTTCAATATCAGTTGAACCAATGTTATCCCAAGCTCCAGCTGAAGCTTGTAACATTTTTAATGGTCCTACTGCTGTAGCTGATACGTTGTGAGCTGCCGCAATATCAGTTGCGTCATCTGAACCATTACCAATAGCGATTGTAGTTGTTGAAGAGTTCGCAAATAATTGTTCTACTACTATGTTTATATTCATAATTTGACTGTTTGCAGGAATTACAATTCCTAAAGCAGTTGCAGTAGTTGTTGCGTGTGTTAGGGCAACATCTGATGATTGAGTCATTACTACTTGACCAACGTTTTTTACGTCATCACCAAGTGTTGTACCTGTTGTGTTTGCTATCGTTCCCGCTTTAATCGGTCCCGAAAATGTAGTTGATGCCATATTTATATCCTCCTAGTTTTCCGAATACTGTCTCTAGGCCGTCGACTATACGCGTCAGTATTCTAAATAAATGTATAGTGTGTCTTTTATACAATACATTTAAGTAGAGCGCAAGAGAGCCTGTAATGTAAATGAAGTTTTACGATGTAGCTTTTTATTAAGTAGCTACTGAAACTTGTGGAGCTGCGCCTTCAATAGTGTTTTGCTTGTGAGCAATAGCTGCTTCTTCCAGCTTTATTTTAGTGATGATCTCTCTAACTTTGTCGTCTATTCTGACCATCTCAAGAGTATATCTACCTTCAGATAGATGCTCCTGTTCCCACTTCAACTCCAAGGACCTTTTTTGCTTGTATAGGTCTTGTATCATCTATAACCTCCTCATAGGTTATTCTGTTAACCTTGTTATCATAAGATATTCCAAGGTTTTCCCACTTTATAACATTTTCTCCTAGTTTGTCAACTATTGATTGTTCTAATGATTGTGCATTGTCTTCACACTCTACTTCAAATTTTGTGTGATGATCGTAGGCCCAGATATTTACGAGGAATTTAGTCATTTTCTCACCCTATATAAAAAAGGGGCCGAATTGTGATCGGCCCCTTTAAATTAATTATTATGTTGCATTT